TCTTCAGTAGAAGGGAAGGTACCAAAAGTACTCAGGATATGATTTCTAAAAGCAAGGAGCGCTTGTTTGCTTCTTTTAGTCATAGGCATACTTCTGATACCGGCTGGTGTTTTTGGATCATCAGTAATGATAGCATTAATGTTCAAGCCTTTTTCAACCGATCCTAATCGTTCTCTTTCAATACTGATCATATTTCCCCCGAAGTCAATATCTTGCCACTGTAAACCCATCACTTCTGATTTTCTCAATCCTTGATCAAAGATTAATAGGAAGAAGGGGTACCACAAAACCTCGGATTCTTTTTTCGCAAATTCTAAAAATCTATCAGCTTGCTGCAGATCATAATATCTAATCGATTCTTTTTTCTCAATCAATCTTGGGAATTCAACGAATTGAGTTGGGTTATCTTTTATATAACCTAATTGAATTGCTTTTTTGAATGCATTGCTCAGCGTCGCATTTACGCTTTTGGCAGTAGTGATGGACAAACCTTGTCCGCTTCTTCCTAAACCTGCCTTTGTGAGTAGTAGATTAATGAACTTTTGATGATCAGCTCGAGTATATTTGTTCAAGGAATATTTTCCAATATAGGGAACGATATACATCCTTATGTTTGCTCTGTGAACTACTCTTGTACCTTCCTTGACTGCTTGCTTATAATTGGTTACCCAATCTTCAAGAAATTCTTCTATAGTTAAGTTCTGTGGATTTTCTTTGAAATATTCTTCTGATGCAATTTTTCCTTCAATTATTTTGGCGTAACTATTTGCTTCATCAAATGACTTGAATCCCTTTTTGTGTATCTTGTTTTGTTTTCCTGTTCCGGGATTGATTCCATTAGAAATGAAAACTTCATATCTATATTGTTTTGCTTTCTTCAGATAGTATTTTTTTATAGAAGCCATGGGAATTCTCCTTTCGTAATTCTGCATATTAAATTCGAATATTTGAGTGATTTCAATCGAATAATCACTTAAATAATCTGGTATTCGAAGTTTATTATTGTTTATCCGAACATACGTTCTATTAAACTTAAAAAGAAAAGCCCGAAGGCTAATCTAATAATTATGGAATTTCAATTTCTTCAGTTGCTACTGGGTCATTAAGTGAAAATAGTGCATCGGAAAATTCAAATGTTACAGGTTTGGTATCATCTGCGAAATTGTAATAATAGACGCCTGAAATAGTTTGCCCAGGATTAAGATCTTTCTGAAGTAAGTCTGCTTTTTCTTGGTATGGATTATCCATCATCATAGACATCTCTAAATCTTCAGTTGTCGCTCCAGTATTTTGACTTGCTGATACAAAACTCATATATAGCATTTGAACATTTTGAGCTTCGTCAGATTTGTTAGTAAGATCGAAGAATACGTAAAACATAGGATTGCCTTCATAATCTTGACCACGCTCAAATCCAGTGATTTTTAATGTTCCATCTGGAACATCTAACGTGCGATCTTTATACGTTCCAGCAGTTGAACTCTCGGATGAAGCGGATGTAGCTAAAGAAGCCTCAGTAGAAATTTCACTTGATGCTGCTTCAGACGAGTTTGAAGATTTTGCTTCATTGGTATCATTGCTACATGCCCCCAACATGAGACTTAAGAATGCGAATCCAAATAGTGTAATTTTTTTCATTATACTTACCTCACAGCTTTCATTTTTTTCTTGCCAAGTATTTCACCAACAATAAATACTATTCCGAAAGCCAAAGCTAAAAATGACCATATTTTTAAGTCGCCGTAGCTACCAGAGTTAGCAAATCCTAGTAATGAACCTAAAATGTAAAAAATTGCAGCAACGTAATTTGCTTTGCCACCTTTTCTTGCAACAATTGCAATAATACCTGCAACTAACATAAATAAGGATAATAAAAATCCAGCTGATCCGCTGACTTCTCCATTCTCAGCCAATGCATTACCCAAACCGGCTATCATTGATTGAAACCCAACTAGAACAGATAGTACTATGCTGACAATCCCTATAACTAATCTTGTGTTCTTCATTTACCCATCTCCTAAAAATTATTAAATGATTTTAAAACTGCTACAGTCCCATTCGGTTGGAATAGGAGAGTGTAGTTGTTTTCTGTTTTAATGCCTGAAAACCTTCTTGAATAATATTTGACAGCATCTTTGAAAGTATCTTCAGTAATTTGTAGATGTAGTGCACATTCTAAAGTTGAACGACATCCTTCTTCAAAACATTCAATTATATCTTGTGGTGAAACAACTAATATTGATCCAATATCTCTTGCTCGACGTTCTTGTTTTCGTTTTTCGTTTGTATCTTGTAATACGATGTTCCCGTAAGAAGTAAGGTAATGTCCTAATTCTTCTGCTAAGGTACTGTTCAACTCATATTTTTCCTGATTAGGATTTAAATAGATAGTTTCGTTAATCAGTAATCCTTTTTGACCAATCGGCATACCATGCTCTGTCTTATATGTAAGTTCAGGAAACATTATCATCAACTCTTCTGATAACTGCAACTAATCACCTACTTTTTATGATCTCTATTTTTAACGAATTCTATGAAGTTTAATATTTCATTCATCTGTTCTTCCGACACATCATCATCAATATGTGCAGCAATAGTATCGATTTTATTTGAAGGTTTATTAGGTAGCTTTTCATCATCAATTCCTAACAGATAGTCTACAGAAGTTCCAAAGAGGGCTGCGATTTTAGCCAAAGCATCAGAATTAGGCTCTGCTCGACCAACTTCCCAACTGCCGATTGTTTGCTGAGAAACATTCAGTTTCTTTGCTAAGTCTGATTGTGTCCATTTTCTGCTTGCTCTTAATTCTTTTAATCGACTTTTAAACATATGACCCCTCCTCCAATAAAATTATATACTACATAACGTAGTAGAGAAAGCAAATAAATACTTTTACAAAAAAATGTAGTAAAAACGTTTGACATACTACTTTTTGTAGTATATTATTACTACATAAGATAGTAATGGGGGTGAAATCATGGAAAACAAACTTGCGGAAATAAGATCAAGTCAATATATGTCACAAGGAAAACTTGCTGAATTACTGAAAGTATCGCAAAAAACAATTAGTTCATGGGAAATTGGAAGAACTAGTCCAAAGCCTTCTCAAATGCAACATATTGAGGATATTTTCAATACACCAAAAGAAGAAATTTTTTTTATGGCGTTTAACTACAAAAATGAGTTAGAAGAGGTGGCGAAATGAAAGACAAACCACAAATGATAAAAGCGAATGTCGATTCGGGATTTCTACCACAATATATAGAAATGATTATTCCTGCAATCAAACGCAAGTTTAACATTTCAATCGGTATTGAAGGCGAACTGTTCATAAACCCTGGCGGAGTTGAAGAAATCATCATTCGTTTTTTAGCTACCGATGAAGTAGCACAGGACATTTATTCCTATATTGACGAAAAATGGCAGTTCGCCACAACACCAGAACTTGTTGCTTAAGTTCATTCTAAACAAAAATTGGCCGTTTGCGCCAAAAACAATAACGAATAAAAGGAGTGAAAGCATGCCGAAATCAGCAAAAATCGGTCGGACCTTAAAACTATCATTATTTCTTTCGGGAAAGAGACAGAAAGAATTAGCGATCGATGCAAGCACACCAAATGCAACAGTAAGTGATCATTTTAATGGAGCCAACGTCAATATTGACAAGGCAATCGAGTATCTAGAGGCAATGAAAGAAAATGGGTATCAAGCTACTGATGAATTAACAGGAGACATCAGTTACCAATACTTAGGATTTTTCAAATCCATGGATGGTCAACTGGCAGATGTTAAATCAACGAACGATCTTGAGATATTTCAAGAAATCGAGTCAAACGAGAGAAAGGAACGGAAGAAAGTAGTTCAAAGGATAGTGGCTGAGTCACAGGTGAGGATGCTGACTGATATTGAAAAAACAGAGCTTAGGAATTACACTGATGAATTTTTGGATGAAATTATTGTAGAAATGGCGATCGTTTTTTCTATCTTAAAGATATTGAATGTCACCATCCAAGAGGCAATTAAAGAGAGAATGCCTCACTGGATCAAAAAAAGATATATGAGGGGGTAACCACTATGAAAATTTCTCAGATGAAGAATGTTGTACCACTTGAAAGAAGAAATGAAGTGTTAGAGGTTGAGTGGAAGAAAGCAAAAGAAATCGCTGATTATCTTGGCATTTCAAGACCAACGTTATCTAAATTAACACATAGGGATGTTGATCCGATTCCTTTTTCAAAACTTAGCGGGATTCTTCAATATGATCTGCAAAAGGTTAAGGAATGGGAAGAACGTAATAGAACTTTTAACTATAAGGAGGCGTAATTATGAAACGTTCAATTAAAGACACTTTGACCGTAACTGTACTTTTGTTTTTTGTAGTAGCTTCACAGCAATCCACATTGTAGCAGGACTTGTATTAGTTTTCTTATGGGGCTTCGCCAATGTTGTTTACGATTTAGCTGCTAAAGATTACCAAGACAAAGAAAAAAGACTTGCTAGCCGTCCAAAGCAATAGCAAGTCCATCAAGTATTTAGATAAATATCTTTGTCTCCATTTTAAAACAGAAAAGGGGAAATGACAATGATTTCTTTCGAGAACGCATTAGATCAGTATCTAACAACACCGGGTTGGGGACAGCCGACTCAAAGAGAGGAGCCAGAAAATGAGAAGTAAATCAACTCTTGAAATGACTCATGACGAGTGGTTGTTGGACCGCCGAAAAGGTATAGGCGGTTCAGATGTTGCTACTATCTTAGGACTAAATAAATGGAAATCTCCATATCAGTTATGGCTAGAAAAAACTGGTCAAATCGATTTAGAACACACTGAGAGCGAGCCAGCGTATTGGGGAAATGTACTAGAGGAAGTTGTTGCTAAAGAATTTCAAGAACGAACAGGCAAAAAAGTTCGCCGACGAAATCAGGTATTCGAGCATCCGTTACATCCATTCTTGCGAGCGAACATCGACAGAGACGTTGTTGGTGAAAATGCTATTTTGGAATGTAAAACAGCAAATGCTTTCCTAGGTAAAGAATGGGAGGGCGAAGAAGTTCCACTGAGTTATTTGTGTCAGGTTCAGCATTACATGAACGTTTTAAATAAAAAATATTGTTACATTGCCGTTTTGGTTGGTGGACAAAAGTTCATTTGGAAACGAGTTGATCGTGATCAAGAATTGATTGACATGATCACCGAACGATTAGTTAGTTTCTGGGAGGAAAATGTTTTAGCTGGCAAAGAACCAGAAATAGATGGTAGCGAAGCAACGTCAGACTTTTTAAAAGATCGGTATTCGGAACTTGATGAAACAGAAACCACATTGCCATCATCATTTGATGACTTAGTTGAGCAAAAAAGGGAACTCAAGAAAGCAAAAAAGGATATTGAAACAGCCATTCGCCAGGTGGATAACGAAATCATAAGCGAACTTGGCAAAAGAAATGCGAGTATCGGTATCGCTCCAAAGAACATTGTTTCTTGGAAGTTAGTATCCACTAGAAGAATGAACAGCAAGAAACTTGCTGAAAAATATCCAGAAGTAGCTAAAGACGAAGAAATCTATAACGTTACTGAATCACGAAGACTTACAGAAAAGGAGATCAAATAATATGGCCACAAATGATGCATTAAAGAACCAATTAGCTGAAAAGAGTACACAGGTTGTTGATCCATCTAAATTAGGATTCAAGGCTTTAATGAACACACCAGCAATGAAAAAGAAATTTACAGATATTCTTCACGAGAAGTCGGATTCCTTTATGGGATCCCTTATGACTCTAGTTGGTGGTGATAATTACTTATCTCAAGCCGAGCCAATGACGATCATTGCATCAGCTTTAAAAGCAGCGACAATGGATCTGCCGATTGATAAGAACCTTGGTTATGCTTATGTGGTTCCCTTTAATCGATCAGAAAAGGTTGGGAACAAATAGGTCAAGCATAACGAAGCTCAATTCATTCTAGGTTACAAGGGTTATATTCAACTTGCTCAACGAAGTGGCCAATATAAAGCTTTAAACGCTCTGGCAATCTACGATGGGCAATTGATCGATTGGAATCCATTGACCGAAGAATTTACGTTTGACTACAAAGCTAAAGTATCAGATGAAGTGATTGGTTATGTCGGATTCTTCGAACTATTGAACGGCTTTAAGAAAACAGTTTACTGGACCAAACAAGAAATTGAAAGTCATCGTATCAAAAATGCCAAAGGATATGACAAAGAAAAGCTTAGTGGAGCTTGGGTTGATAATTACGACTCAATGGCCATTAAAACAGTTCTTAGGAATATGTTATCCAAATGGGGCCTTTTATCTGTTGAAATGCAATCAGCAATAACTTCAGATGAGAAAGTCTTTCGAGTAGACGAAAACAACGATTTGATTGAAGAAACTGATTTATCAGATATGGAGCCATTGAATCAAGATCTTAAAGAAGCTGAACGAGTTGAAGAATCTGAAAACATTGAAACATTGTTCGATACATCAAATCCACCGATAGAAAAATAATGAGGGAGTTAAACTCCCTCTGATTAGGAGGAATGAGCGTGGCAAGACCAACAAAGAAAGGTCTTGATTATTTTCCTCTGGACGTCGATTTTTTATCAGATTTAAAAGTTCGAAGAATTATTAAAGCATGCGGTAAAGAAGCCGTTCATATACTGGTCGCCCTGCTGGCTAATATTTATCGAGATGAGGGGTATTACGTTTTGTGGGATGACGACCTTGCGTTCTTAGTGGCTGACGAAGTTGGTACGAAGGAGGGCACAGTTGAAGAACTGGTTAGAAAAGCCGTGCAAGTAAAATTCTTTGATAAAGATATTTTTGATAAATACTCCGTATTAACTTCTAAAGGAATTCAAAACAGATACATTCTAGCCACTAAGGAACGTAAAAAAGTTGAGCTTGAATTTAAGTATTTGCTGACAAACGAGGTTAATCGGTCGAATATCTCGATTAACGGGCGGAATAACTCAGTTAATCAGGGGAATAATCAACAAAGTAAAGTAAAGGAAAGTAAAGAAAAGGAAAT